GGTTTTTGCAACATTGGTTCCGCCCAACCACAATGTACGACCCGAGGTTGATGCCTTTCGGTTCAACATCAGTGACCGAAGTTCCTCGATCTCTGCCTTTTCTGTCTTGTTCAGCTTGCGAGTCAATTGACGCTCCCAAAGCCACGTTTGATGGTGCATTACGCGGTCTACGGTCTGCTCCCATGTTTCAAACTTACTTGGGTTGTCAGCAAGTGGTCGATTGTACGTTCTGCGTGTGATGATCTCTGCGCGAGGGCTTGGACGGTATAACTCTGTCATTTTATCTCCATTTTTTTTAGGGGGTAAAAAATCCCATCCCACATTTGGGCAAGTGAAAAAAGGTCACAAGGGGATTCTTACTAGAAACTTAGTATGATTATAGAACAAAGCGGTATCGACTGCTAATGATTTTGTGTAAACATTGCGATAGATTTTTGGGAGTCACCCGACTCCCAGGTGAGTGGCCTAAACCGCTTGGTCTTTTTGCAAATCTAATCGAGCGCGAGCCTCGATACACCTTTCGGGATGACAGCTAACAAAGTTTTCGGCGAACGAAACAAGAAACTCAACTGGCTTTTTCTCTGCAAACTCAAGCAGCATATCGGTCATGCCAAGACCTTTACTGACCTTCGTAATCTTTCCATTCTCAAGATACTCTTTGAACATTGCCTTGTAGTCAGCATTGGCGTGCAGCACCACGTTCAAGTCATCTGTGGACTTTATACGCTTCTCAATCGCCTGAACTCTGCGAACGACTGTGTGGCTTGCCATGGCATTTCTAATTGCCTTCATCATGTTATTTCTCTCCATATAAGTGATATGGGAAGTCAGACTGTATTCCTTCTGAAAACCCTGGCGTCTTTGCCACAATGTTTCTGCGTTCTGTTGCGTGTTTGAGCAAATGCTTATTTCTGCCGTCTTCAAAGTCCAAGATAAAACAGACGTTAGGGCCAACCTTCTTTGCTCGCAAGCCACGGCCAATTCTCTGTCTTGTTGCAACTTCGGCCTTGCCGCCACCGGCTAAGATCACCAAGCCGACTGCGGGAACGTCAACACCAACATCCATGATCGAAGTTCCGATCAGTACGTCAAGTTCGCCACTTCCGAGTTGTGTCAGCCCTGCCTGTCGGCTCTTCTGATTATCCGCTCCCGCGATAAAAGTCACGTTCACGCCCTTCTCAGCAATCATCGCTTCGATCTTCTTTCCGTGGTTCGTATGCGTGACCAAGATCATCACTGGCAGTGAGTGTCGCTTGGCTCGCAACACCTCTTTCACAATGATCTCGTTTCGTGATTCGTTCTCAGTAATGCCAAGCCGGTAAGCTGGCTGAAACTGCGTTCTTGAGGTCAGCATCATCGGCATTTCGGGCTTCGCATATTTGAAATAGGGCTTAGCCAGGATGCCTTTTTCGATCAGGTCTTTTTCAGTCACCTTGATAAACACGATGCCTGTTGAGGCCATCAATCGCATGTTCGCTTCCTGTGAGTCTTTCATAAACGGCGTGGCCGTGAGTGCTAAGCGGTAGTGAGCATTCGGGCAGTGCCTTAGAATCTCATAAAACCCATTGCCCGAAACTTCATGCGCCTCTTCAAGACAGACAAACTCCATTTTGCTCAAGAACTCAATGGCCTCTGCCCGCTTCGCTTCCTGCTTTGCAATCTTCGTTTTGATGTTGGACACCGCGGCATCCTTGTCAAATTGCATCTTCTCGACAACCTTGCGGCGAATCACTTTGACCCTGCGCCGAATGTCATCGGCCTTTTCGCTTGAGACGAGGTGATCAATGTTTCGCAAGTCGGTAGGCAGGCCGGCTTTTTTCAATTGCTTAACAACCTCGGCAGTCACTTTTTCGACAAACTTATTCTCAAGGCGCTTCAATTCGTCACGCTCGGACTTAATATCAAGCCGAGAAGTCAGGGTATCCACGATTGCGAAGTTGACGCCGCCATAGTAAGGAGACCAATTGCCGTCGCCCAAAACGCCGAATTTCTTGCCTATGTCTTTTTCATACGCTTCCATCATCTGATACATGAGGGATTTTCGGGTGGTCAGAAACATCGTTGGACGATCAAGACGCTCGGCACACAGCTTGAAGATGCGAGACTTTCCGCCACCCGTTGCGACTTGTGCGATGCCTCTTTTGAAGTGCATCAGTCGTCTGGTTACTTCGTCTTGATAGTCGTATCTGGCATCGGGGGCGAATTCGTCCACCTTCGGATTCTCACAGCCCAGTGGTGGCGGGGCCTCACGTTGGCCAAGACGCACCACATAGCCCGCACTACGCAATCTCTTTGCAACCATGGTCACAAACCCCGTTGGGAATGTGTTGGTCTTCATGTCGTACAAACTGGCGAATCCGTCCCAACCGCCGCCCTTGCCTTTCATGTGCTGAGCGGCAGGGACTTCGTATTGAAGGAGATTGGAGACAAACAATCGAACCTCGCGGTCAGGCTCTTTCAGCTTTGCGATCACTGGATTGCTTGCAATTAGCACCTTTGGCTTTCTTTGAGTGTCCATATTTGAGATAATCCAACTAAGTTTTTAGTTTGTTTGAAATCATAAGCGTAATATACGCTCTTCACGGGAAAAAACAATGCAGAAGCTAGGGATTACCTACGTTGCACCTGATCTGTTAAGTCCGAATAAATGGAATCCAAACAAGGTCGATCCGATCAACCAAGAGAAACTGGAAGCGAGCTTAAACGAGCTTGGCTTCTTTGACGCTGTGAAGGTTCGCACCTTGCCGGATGGGTCGTTGGAGATACTGGGAGGTGAGCATCGTTGGAGAGGCGCTCGCTCCTTGGGTCACGAAACTATCCCAATTATGAATCTCGGTCTTGTTGATGATGATACGGCCAAGAAGATTGTTCTGATCGACAACGCCAACTACGGCGAAGAAGAGCATCAGCTCCTTGAGGCATTGCTATCAGGTATGGACGGCAGCATTGATGATCTTATGAGCATCATGCCATTTGACGCAATTGACCTGGAAGGCATGTTTGAGCATGGCGATCTTGATGACGTTGATTTGCCAGACACAGAAGAGCCCATCGAACTTGCCAAGCCTGCCGACACCGAGCGAAGCCATCAAATTCTACGATTCAAAGTTTCAATTGAGGACGCCGAAAAGCTGGCCGTCATCATCAACAACGCCAAAGCAGAAAATGGATTTGTTGAGTCAGACGATCTTACCAATGCGGGTGACGCACTGATGCACATTTTTAAGGAGATTATATGAGACCGTCCGAGACCATCGAAGACGATTTAGATTTAGACACACCAGAGGCAGTCATCGCTGAGCTTGACCCAGAACATGACTTCAAATTCCCAGTAGGAGGTGACGAAGATGACTACGCCCACATCTACAGCAACAACTGAGGTCTGCGAATCCGAGACCGGTAAACAGGCCAAGGTCAGTCAGCTTACGCCTTATGCGGATAACGCAAAAATTCACACTGTCGCTGGTATCGAGAAGTTAGCGGCGTCCATCAAGAAGTTCGGCTGGACAACTAGAATCGTCGTTGATGGCAAGGGAGTCGTAATTGCGGGTCATGGCCGCCTTGAAGCTGCGAAGCTGCTTGGGCTTGACACCGTTCCAGTAATCGTTCGTGACGATTTGACAGAAGCGCAGGTCAAGATGCTGCGACTGGCTGACAACAAAGTAACCGAGACTGGCTACGATCAAGACCTTATGAGCAAAGAACTGCTCGCCTTGCTTGAAATGCCAGATCAAGATGATGCGAGTTTGTCGATGTTCTTCGATGACAAGGACTTAGATTTCGCATCGGGCGCCATTGAAGATATGGACTTTGATGCAATCACTGACGATCTCAGCAAAGAGGTTGAAGAGCATTCGGAGCGAACTCAGCGTTCGATGGACTTAGAAGAGCATGGTGAAGATTTCTCTCTTGCCAAAGCATTAGGGTTCGATAAAGTGCCGGCCAAATACCAGCGCACAGTGACCAAGTTCGCAGCATTGATCGAAGCTGAGACAGGGGAAGTTGGAGCTCAAGCATTCGTGGCCTATCTCAGAGATTATATGGGCTTGTGAAACATACTAAAAAATTAGTAAGGAATAACAATGAAACCATATTTTTGTGAGCTAACGCCCTACCCCATGGGGTTTTGGGTAATTGCCTGGTCTGAGGCTGAGACGTTTTTTCAGAAAAAAGGCTTACCGGTTCCTGAGTCTGTTTACAGCCCTCACTGCGGAGCTTTCTTTTCTTGGTTGATTAGTGCAGAGGGTCACAGTCATTTTTTCATGGTGCTGCCAGACGAGTGCAACGACTCTTTTCTGTACCACGAAGCTCTACATGCTGCGTTTATCTTGCTCGATGAATGCGGTGTTGACTGCACAGCAGACAATCACGAAATGCTCACCTACCACCAGACTCACATTGTTGAAACAGTGAAGCTGAAATTCTACAAAATCAAGCCACCAAAGGCGTCAAAAAATGAAGGTAAAGATCAGCAAGAGGTTTCAGACGAGGGTGAAGAAAAGCCATCGGGTGTTGGAGTGCGCGGAGGCATTCGGTCTCGGCCTAGAAGAAAAGGAATTCGTGATTTACGACAACCTCGAGTTGGAAGTCAACCTTGGTGATGTGGTTTACATCACGGGCGAATCGGGCAGTGGTAAGAGTTTGCTGCTGCGCGATCTGGCTGCTGCTATGTCCGAGGACTTTCGTGTAGCCAACATCACTGATGTTGTGCTGACTGACGACCCAATCATCGACCAGATCGGGGAGTCGTTCTCTGACGCGCTGGGCATTCTCAACGTGGCCGGCCTGAACGATGCCTACCTGTTCATCCGCACACCCAAAGAGCTGTCTGACGGGCAGCTATACCGCTTCAAGGTAGCAAAGATGATCGCCTCTGGTGTTGACGTCTTAGTTGCTGATGAATTTGGCGCTGTACTTGACCGTATTACCGCCAAAGTCGTCGCGTTCAATCTCCAAAAAATGTGTCGCAAACAGGGCAAGACCCTGATTGTAGCGACCACTCATACAGACATGGTTTCCGAACTGGCACCCAGTCTGATCGTTGAAAAAATGTTTAAAGATCGTGTTCTCATAACCCAAAAGGAAGTCGAATGACCAAAGACGAGCGATCAATAGCGATTTGGAACTACCTCAATTCGGTAGGCGACCTTCTCGAACATAGGTTGGTTGATGTTGACGTTGATCGCTTGATCTTGGTTATGCCAACGAAGCTATCGAGTCCTGGCGAAAAGGACTCGGTATCTCTTCTGCCCGCCTCTCAGATGCCAGTCGGCACAACTGAATTACTAAAACTTGCACTAAAAACCGCCGCTTTTCGGTCGGAGAAGATACATTGAGTGAGACTAAACTGATTTACAGTGACGAGAACGTGTCTGTGCGGCGATCTGAGCGTGTTTCCGGTCGATTTAGTATGATTGATCAGATGTATGTCGAGCGCGGCTCTAAAGCCGATTGGGAAGCGTTGCACGATTTTCATTACAAGAGTGAGTCGCTCCCGATTGCCCCGTCCTACTGGCGATGTGTGACTGCCGAGGGCAAGTTAGTCGGTGTCGTGGTTCTCTCAACCGTATCGCTCCTGCTTCGGGCAAGGCATGATATTTTTCCAAAGCTTCGTAATGGTCACGATTCACATTATGTGAACGTGGAGCGTGCACGCTTTTTGAATAGGAACTTCCGAAGGGCTGCCCGAATTGTAACCGACAACCTGTTTCGGGGTGTCGGTGTTTCCTATCGCATGGTGAACCTGGCAATGCGGATGGAGCAGTTCAAATACGTTGAGATCATTTCCTCGATGGCGAAGTTCAATCCGTTCGATGTAAAGGCGGGCTTCAAGCATGGCAAGGTCAATCCGCCCAAGTCTTACGACAAAGGGCTTGTTCTGTTTCGCAAATGGTTTGACGCCCACCCTGCCGACTATGCCAGCGTAATGGAAGAGTACAACGCGATGCCACTCAAGCTACAGGAGGTTGTTGACGGTGAGGTGAAGCGGTTTTACTACAAGAACTCTGCAAAGGAGCAAACGGGGCAAAATCTGCGAAAAGGCTCTGGGTCTGTTGATGCAAAGCCATTCGGTGAGATTGTTCGTGAGTTGCAGCAGCTTACCTTTGCGACACCAGCCTACGGCATCTGGATTAATCCTGACCTAAACACAACACTGCCTGACCGTCTGCCGCTTTCAGCATTCGATCTTCAAGGCGTCAACGAGCCGTTGAGGTTGGACAAGCTATGAAAAAGCTAACGCGCAAACAGTCGTGGATTATTGATGCGATTTTGGCCGGAATCAGGGATGAAGATGGCGTCCGTGCCGAGAACCTCGATGTGTATCAACTGATGGATCGAGTGCCTTATCAGTGTTCCAGAGAAGCAATGCTTTGCTCCCTGCGCTTCTTAAAAAAACATGGATTGGTTGAGACCGACCGGAAGGAGAATCGGAATGGGAGAATGCACCAAGTTTTTATGCCAACCGATGACTGTATTCGGATTTACACCAAAAGACTTCCAGACGAGGTGCACGAAGAAGAGGATTTGGTGGTCGAAACTTTCTGGTAAAACACGGCAATTTTAAGCCAAAAACACGGAAATTTTCCGAGGTCGCCTTCGTTAGTGGGCTACAGGGCATTTTCCGTGTTATTTCTTGTCTTTTTCAGCTTCCAAAGAAAAATCAATAAACTCTCCGAGATCAGTATTCATGCGGGGTTCAGCCCGCATGGTCTTTTTTCTTTTAAAAACACGGAAAATTCCTTCGCTCTATAAGTCTTTAATATACGGTTTTTCTTTTAAAGGGGGGTAACAACTCAAAACCGAATGGGAGGAGCTTCGGAACAAAATCTCCCAAACTAGAAACCTGGTATGATTTGTGGTAAAATTCGGAAATCCTCACAGAGTCATTTTTCAATGTCTGATACCGCAGTCAAGCCAGCAACAAAAAGATTGGCCGGAACCCAATGGGAAAGTGCAAAAGCGATGTGGCGCAGTGGCGACTACACCCTTAACGATTTGTCCGAGCGATTCGGAATTTCGGTCAATGGTCTGTACAAGAGATTCCGAAGGGAAAATGTAAGCAAGGGTGCCGATGCAGACGCCATTGCCCAAGCAGCATCAGAAGCCGTAAAGCAAACGGTGGTCGCCAATGCCGACGAGCTGGTTACTCAAGCAATTGAGATCAAAGCAGAGGCACTTCGCGCATCGAGGGCAATCACCAAGCGGCTGATGTATGAAATGGCGACCGCTACGAAAAACAAGCAAGCAATGTCCACAATTTTGTATGACATTAAGGCGTTGAAAGAGGCTTCGGTGGTCGTTGCAAATAACTACAAAACTGCGACAGCGATTCTCGGACTCGACAATATGGGCAAAGACGATGCCGATGACCTGCCGGACTTGTTTGTTGGAACGATGACGGACGAAGACATTGCGGCCATTCGCCAGGCACAAAGAGACGAAGAGCAAGCCTACTTGTCAGGCGATCTGACCATTGACGATCAGTGATGACTAACAAGCCTAGATACAGCGGTTTAATCAACCCAAACAACGGCAATGACGACCTGCTTATGACAGGTCGCCGTTCGTTTACGATTGAAGACAAAAACCGCATTCTCCAACACCCCAATTCGGGCGTCAGTCCTCTGATGCTGCACCCATTACAGCAGGTTGTGAGCGATGATCGCTCTCGATACAAGGTAGTGGTCGCGGGTCGTCGTTGGGGCAAGACGCGCCTTGCACTTGTGAGTTTGATCAAAGAGGCGGCCAAGGCTAAGCGTAGACGGGTTTGGTATGTCGCACCCAGCTATCGAATGGCGAAGCAAATCATGTGGGACGAACTCAAAGAGTCGATTCCATCGTCTTGGATATACAAGATCAACGAAACCGAATTATCCATCATTTTGATCAACAGATCGAAAATCGAGTGCAAGGGCAGCGAGGACGAGAACTCGCTCCGTGGTGTTGGTCTGCATTATGTCGTCATGGACGAATTTCAGGACATGAAGCCCGATGTGTGGACTAAGGTTCTCCGCCCTACCCTTGCCAAAGACCGTGGACACGCAATGTTCATCGGCACGCCAAAGGGCTACGCAAACCTGTATGACGTTTACAAACTCGGAGTGGATGAGCGGTTTTCGAGTTGGATGAGCTGGCAGTTTCCGACAATCACATCACCCTTCATTCCAGAGTCAGAATTGGAAGAAGCCCGAAAAGATATGGACCCAAAATCTTTTCGCCAGGAATTTGAAGCCAGTTTTGAAACCATGTCGGGTCGGGTGTATTACACCTTTGATCGAACGCGCCATGTGGGTAACTATCCGTTCAATCCTGAATTGCCAATCTGGGTTGGTTGCGACTTTAACATCGACCCAATGACCGCTGTAATCTTGCAGCCGCAGCCCAACGGTCAAGTGTGGTGCGTTGACGAGATATTCCTACGCAGCTCAAACGTACTTGAGGTCGCAGAAGAGATCGAGAGACGCTACTGGCGCCACATGGGGAATATAGCGATTTATCCTGACCCTGCTGGTGGAGCAAGGCAGCACGCGCGTGGCGAGAGTTCGTTGGACATATTTCGGGAAAAGGGCTTCCATAAAATCTTGTATCGCAAAAAGCATCCGATGGTGCAGGATCGTGTGAACTGCATGAACCGTATGTTTGAAGACGCCAAGGGCGAGTCAAAGCTGTTCATCGACATGAACTGCCGGAAGGCCATCGAATCACTTGAGCAGACCTTGTACAGAGAGGGGACGGGTGACATAGACAAGGCGGCTTCGGCGGAACACATTACGGACGCCATGGGCTATCCGATTGAACTAATGTTCCCAACCAAGAAAATTCAAATTCATGGCATATCCATTTGATTTGCAATCACACTAAGTTTATAGTATGATATGCCCATTCTTCTTTGTAGTCGAGCATTGAGTGGATTCCAAAAAGTTAAGAGAGATTGTTGAGCGACGCCACCCCGCATATAAAAAATTGCAGGGTCATTGGTCGTTTCTGCAAGATTGCTATGATGGCGGTCGCTCTTGGTTTGATGAAAACATCCACCGCTATTTCAAAGAAGGCGATGACGAGTTTGCTGCGCGAATTACTCGCGGCTACCGCTTTAACCACACCCGTGAAGTTGTCGATCTAATTGGCAAGTATCTGTTTCGATCAGCAATCACCCGCAAACAAGATGCACCTGATTTCGTTCAAGACTTTTGGAGAAAATCAACTCAAAAGGGCTTGGGTATTGAAGAGTTAATTCGTTCAGCCGAGAAGAAGGCTTCGATCTTCGGACGCGCTTGGATGATGATTGATTCTAAGGTGTCTCCGACCGATGGTGAGCAGGACGAAGTGACGGCAGCGGTATCGGTTAGAACCGAAGACGCCACGGACAAGTTATTCGCATACATACTTTCACCAAACGATGTTCTGGACTACTCATGGAACGACGACGGTGAGCTGAATTGGATCAAAGTGCGTGAACACCACCGCAACGATGCAGACCCAATCTCTGACGATGGCTCTGTTTCTGAGCGTTTTCGGTTGTGGACACGGACGGAGTGGTTGCTGATTGGACAATCATCAAAGTCCAAAATTGCAAAGTACGAAGTGATCGACAGTGGCACACATAACCTCGGACGAGTGCCAGCGATTCCTTTGGACAACTTGGTATCGTCAGACAACTGGACATGCCCTTCGACTATTGACGACATTGCTTATTTAGACCGCGCAGTGACGAACTACGCATCCA